AAACCCACTATCCTTATCAGCGATAGTAGTTCCCTCTTTATAAATTTGCCTCTCTAAACTCTTTATACTATTTTTACAACTAACTGCAATAAATAAACTATGATTTGCATTTGCATTTTTTAATTTTGTATTAACACTATTTATTCTATCTCTTATTGAAGGGTGGTTATTTCTAACTCTAATAGTAAATCCTGCATTTTTTAATATAGATAAATCCGTTAGACCACCTGCTGAAGTCTTTCTTTGTTTAGCAGCAGGGTCAGGATATATAATAATTTCATAACCATAATATCTATTCTTTAATTCTTGTGCCATTTCTTGTGTATTAGAAGAAAAGATTTGTATTTCATCATAAATATAAACATTATCATCTTTTATTTCTGAAACTACACAAACCATGGGGTCAATATTAAAGTCCATGCCTACATGAATAGTCTTTGTTTCAGGCACATAGTTATTAATAATTGTATTATCCCTATTAAAGTTATAATAAATTTGTCCTGCATAATTAACAAATGAAGCTAAATATTCTTGCTCAAATGTTCTTTCATCTAAATCATTTCTAGCCTGTTCAATTTCATTTGCTGATACTTGACCACCTTCTAATGTAGTATATTTAAAACTTGCCCATTCTTCATTATCTTGACTTTTAGTAAATAAATCATAACTCCAATTTCCTCTTCCTTTTGGACTTCCTGTAAATAGTGCATGACCATTTCTATCTGATAGAGTAGGTCTTAATACCTCATACCAAGCATAATCTTTAATGTCTGCAAATTCATCTAACACTAAGAAATCTAAACCCACACCCCTAAGTGATTGCTCATTGTCTGCACCTCTTAATGCTATAGTAGAGCCATTTTTTAAATTAATACTTAGGTCAGAGCCATTAACTGAACTTACCCATTTGTGTTTATACATTCTATCAAGCAGGTCTTGCCACACTATACCTTTTGCCATTCTATAAGATGGTGCAACATACCAACATTTCTTTTTAGGATATCTTGCAAACCTAGCTAATTCATTAATAGCTAAATATGTTTTGCCAAATCTTCTACCACTAATTAAAACCCTAAACCTCGATTTACTTTCAATAACTTCTTTTTGAGGTTTAGTTAGTGGCATTAATCATAAGACCATGGCAAGGGTTGATTATCTTCGCTTGTTTCTAGCTTATCTTTTTGACCTAACATTTGCTTACCTAACCATATTAACATAGTTGCATTTCCTGTTTGGCACTTCTCCCATTGCATTCTCCTTAAAGACATTTTCCCCTTATCTCTTCCCTTTTTTAAGTACTCGGAAAAATTATCTGCTAAAGTGTCTGAATGACAACCTACAATGGTTGATATTTCTTCATTTGTACAAAATATTGATGCTAATTTCTCAATCATATTAATATCTAGTTCTTTTTTAGGTCTGCCGACCTTCTTTTTTTCTTTTTCCATCATTTTACCTCTTTAAGCCGAGTGTGGCTTTATTTTTCGATTATATAACCTACAAAGTCTGAAAATTTAAAAAACAAAGTAGGATTATACTTAGTTAATAATTTATCAGATAAAGGTCTTTGAACTCCTTGTAGGCTTAGTTCTTTATCTATTATTTCCTTATAATCTTTAACAGTTTTAACTTTTTCTGCAAGAGTTAGTCTATAATTAATTGTTCCTATATATCCACCTATACTTTCCATTTTATCAAAAATAATTATAGCCCCTCCTTTGTTACAATTATCATAAAGTTTATCTAACAAATCTTCTCTGTATTTAGTATCAACAAACATAAAGGTTAAAAAAGCAATACATAAATCAAACTTAGAATAATTATATTTATTAATATCTTGATGAACTAATTCTCCATAATTACATTGATACATATCAATCATTTCTTTTGAACTTTCTATTGCTACAAAATTTGAATTTCTAGTCTTTAAAATATCTTTAATAGCATTACCAATATTACCTGTACTTGCTCCCAAATCATAAACTAAACCATCATTAGGAATATAATGCCTTGCTAAATGCACTACACTATTAGTTGCTAAATCATACCAAGGTAATTGCTCCCTGACATGGTTATTAAAATTTTCAGCTATTTCTTTATTTTCAAAAGTCCAATTAGTAGGTATCTTCATTAAAAATTTCCTTTCTTAATGTTTTAACAATATTTTTCATCATATTAGGAGGTACACTTCTTCCTAATCTTTCTGCCTGTTGTTGGTAAGTGCCTGTTAATTTAAAATTTTGAGGAAATGAGCAAATATCTTTTAATTCTGCTATTGACATGTGTCTATTTTCAGTAGGGTGCATAACACAAGCGCCTTTTCCATAAGTTGCTGTAATAGTGTAACTTGGTCTTAACATGTGATTTCTTTTTAAATTAAAATAAGTTAATTGAGGTTGCTCACCCTGTCTTAATCTATTTAAATAAGGTAAATAACAAGGTTTAATATCTAATGCTTCAGGTTCTATTGGGTAATTTTTACGATAAATTGGTCCTACATTTAATTGTAATTGTTTTTTTGGATATATAGGTTGTTTGTTTAAATCTTTTCTTACACCAATAATAAAAACTCTTTTTCTTGCTTGGGGTACTTCTAAATAACTTGCATCTAATAAACTAGCTTTAACATTATAATTTAGCTTTTTAAATTCACTAAAAAACATATTAAAATATCCTTTTGCTTTACCTTGTATAAGACCACTAACATTTTCGGCTATAAATATTTTAGGCTCAATATCTTTAACCATTCTTATGTATTCATAAAACAAATCATCAGTTCTTTGAGAGCCATCAGAATATTTTTTTACTTTACCCCAACCTTTTTCCCGTTTACCTGATGAACTAAAACTTGCACAAGGAGGTGAACCATCTAAAAAATCTAGTTCTCCTTTTTTCTTTTTAATTATTTCTAATATTTCTTTTGCGTCTATTTTTCTTATATCTCTTGTGTCCATATAAGTATCAGGAAAATTAGCTTTGTATGTTTCGTAAGCCTTAGGAATAAATTCATTAGCATATAAAATTTTTACACCTGCTAAAGTGTAACCTAAACTAGAACCACCACAACCTGAAAAAAATGAAATACCTTCTCTTTTAATCAAACTCATAGCCACAACTTGGGCAAGTGTGTTTTGTTTTTAAATTATCAGTAATTTCTTCAAATTCTTTTTCTTCTTTTTCAGGATAAGTTACTAAATTTTCTAATTCTTTTGCATCAAATCCTAATAACTCTAAATCATAATTAACATCTAATAATTCAGTAATTTCTTTTCCTAATAAACTATAATCCCATGAACTATCTTCATTTAGTCTATTATCAGCTATTCTATATGCTTTAGCTTTCTCAGGACTAATGTCTGCTATTAATATAGGCACTTCTTTTAAATTTAATTTTTTAGCAGAAGCTAATCTTGTATGACCAACAATAATTACATTCGCCTTATCAACTACTATAGGTTGTTGCCAACCAAATTCAGAAATTGAACTTGCAACTTTATCTACATTTAATTTTTTTCTTGGATTGCTGTCATAAGGTATAACCTTATTGATATCTATAAATTTTATATCCATTAATGAATTGTGTATACCAATGTAGTTTTTATATATCCTAATTCTTCACAAATATCATCAATTAATTGTTGTGCTTCTTTTTTATTTAGAAAATTGGCGAATTTCAATATAGCTGAATGACTTCCGTCTTTTTCTTCAATGATAAAAAAATTATGTATAACATCATTATCCATACATATTCGTTATATCAGATGTGCAATTATAACAATAGTAAATATAAATATTTTATCTATTTTGCCTTTATGCACAATGTTTTTAGTATCACTCAAAAATCTATTTTATTTTTTCTAAATCTATTTCAGTTTAAAGATAATAAACATAAAAATATCAAACACTATATTGAGATAGAGTATAAGCCCATTGATAGAGAATGGGCATATACTAAATTTAAAAAGAATTAAACCTAGAAAATTTTATAGGGAAAATTCTTTTTTAGGAAATACAATTTTATTCATATGTTCCTCCATTGATGTCAAATCATCAATCCAAGCATTAACCATATCAAAATCAAGTGTTGATACCGCTTTTTCTTTCATTTTATAAACGTCATTTAATTGGTTCTCTATAGCCATTCTAATAAGATTAGCTTGTGAGTCTGTCATTTTAAGATTGTGCATTAGTTGTTCTCCTTGTTATGTCTCTATTATACGATTTTTGTTAACAGAAATCTACCTTTTTTATGTATAAAGTTTATTATATTTTAGACAGAAATAACCCTTATAAATAGAGATTTTTAACATCTTCATCTGTAATCATGTTTTTTTCTAACATTTTTTGCACTATTCCTTTGTTCTTTTTAGCATATTCTTTAGAAAAATTAGTTGGATTTTTAAAAGCATTTACCCAACCTTGTAGTTTTAAAGTGTCTTCATCTTTAATAGAAATAAACTTAGGACCTTCATCTAAGTATTTTTCTGCTGATAACCAAAATGCAGGTTGTTTAGCAAATTTTTTATCATCTATAGATGAATAATAATCATTATAATAACTTGCTAATTCTTCAGGTTGTAATGCCCACTCTTTATCTAACTTACTATAATTTCTTAAAGCCTGACCTTTACTAACTTTATTAGAAAGTAATTCCCAAAATATATTAAATTCAGAGGTATATACTTTATTATTAGACTTAGACTTAGACTTAGATATAGAGGGTACACTTTCGCTGTACCGTTCGGTAAGCGAACGCTGTGCAGTAACTTGACCACCTCTTGCACCATTAAGTTTATTTTGATTAGTTGTATTGACTGCTCTTATATATTCTTCTCTTAATCTTTTTTGATACCACCCTTTATCCCAATCAGAGCCATCATAAGTCCAATATAGTTTTAATATCTTATCTATCTTATCATTATTAATATTATTAGGATTAGGACAAAGACATTGAATAAATTCTTTATCATTAGGTAAATATCCTTCTTTTGACCAAGCATAAAATATCAATCTAAAATAAATCCCTAATTCATCATTAGTTAAAAAGCAAGTATCTGAATTGAAAGCATCAATCCATAAGTTCATTTTTGGCATAGTTGTCATTTTTTTTCTCCTCTTTTATTTTTATTGATAGCTGAACCAATTGAAGAATAATTAGCAATATCTATTGCATTATCTTCGTGATATTTATTTCCTGTTTTAATTCTAGCAATCTTAGTTAAAGCATAACAAATGGTAACATCTTCTTCAGATATCTTAATTCCTAAATATGCTGACCATAAGTTAGATTGTATTTTTAAATTATTAGAGATATCACCATAGGTTTTATTTCTATCATTTAAAACTTTAATTGATTTTTTTAATATTTCTACTGCTTCAATTCTTATTTTATCTTTCATTAGTTGCTCCTATAGTTATTAGTTAATATTTTTATATAGTGATATATGAAGAATTTAAAGAAAATTTTGAATTAATGAGGGTGGGTAACTACTCCCACCCCCTAGGAGAAACTAAAGACTGCTTGAACGCAGAGATTTAGAACTTATAATTAAACACTTATAAGTAGCTAAAATCAAGGGTTTTCAAATAATGGTTTACTTTTTTATTAAAAAGTTTAGATTTTAGTTAACTAAAACAAGGAGAAACTTAACTATGTTCTACAACGAAAAAACTAAAAAACCTTATCAAGGTTCTAATATCGAAACTCTAATGGCTACAGGATTATCAGGTGGCTTTTTAACTTTTTGTCAAGCAAGGGATTTAGGTTATACAATCCCTAAAGGCACAAAGATTGTTGCGAAGTTAATTCAACCTATGGGTGAAAAACTTATAGAAAAACCTAATGGTGAATTAGAAAGTAAAAAATCTGCTCGTAGATTTAATGTCTTTCATATTTCACAATTAGTTAAGGAAACTAATTAATATGGTTATATCAAAACAATTTATCTTTAAAGATGAAGTTGACCTTAATGATATGATTATATCTTTAAGAAAAGAAAATAAATTTCAATCTTGCCCTGAATGTGAGGGGCAAGGTTTTGTTCAATGGGGAACATCATATAAAGAAACTCAAGAATGTGATTACTGTGAAGGTCATGGTCGTTGGGTTAGAAATAAAAATCAGGAGAAACTATAATGAAAAGAAAAGCATGGATACAAATTGAAACAAGGCAGTCTGATAAATATGCAATGATTTATTGTAACTTTGACCAACCTTATGGAGTGAGAGATGCTGCAGCTTTTATTAAAGATTTTTATCGAAAGCCAATATCCAATCAATATAAATTATTAGAAGATGCTAATAATGGATATATTGTCCTTAAATGTAAAAAAGATAATCTTTCTAAATTTAAAAATTTATTAAGATTAAATAGATATACATATAAGGAAGATGAATAATGAAAATCTTACCTAATTTTACTAATATTAAAAAATTTCCTGTTCTTGAAAAAGGACAGGAAACTATATACTACTATTTAACTCTTGTGGGTGGTGGTACTAAAATAATTACACAAGAACAATATTCTGCAATGGTGCAGTTAACAAAGGAGAACTAATGTTTATAGATAACTATAAAATAGAAGTACACGATACTATATATGACGAAAAAAAACAAAAATACTCTAAAGAAAAAGAAGTTGTTGCATCTTTAAATGATGATACAGGAATTGGTGCAAAAAACTTTGGAAAATTTTTAGATGATTTAGCAGAAAATAATTCTACATTTTGTGGTGATGTTGAAGTCATAGTAAAAATAACAAAGAGGGAGTATTAATATGGATTTACAAAGAGGTGATGTTTGTGTTCATAATGATGAACACTTTCAAGTTATATGGAATGGCTCTGCTACATTTCAAGTTTTTGACCATGTAGAAAATGAAATAGATGTATTTAGTGTTAATGGTGTTACTAATTCTAGTGATGCAATTTGGTATGCAAAAGATTATATAGATAACTTACATAAAGAATTATCAGGGGGTGATATCTATGAGTAATATACCAAAAATGTACAAATCGCAGTTTGAGTTCATTGCAGACTCTATTAATAGTTCTTTAGATAAAATATATAAAGAACAAAAAGACGAAGGTCTAACTTGTATGCATGAAGAAATGCTTATTAAAAATCTTGCAGAAAAACTAAGCGAGACAAATCCAAATTTTAATAAGGAACTATTTATTAAAAGATGTGGTGGAGGTGTGCATTATGAATAAAGAACTTAAAACATTTAAACATATTACCGACCAATTAACTAATAAGTATGGTTGGATAAAAATGCCACTATTTACTAGGAGGACTAATAATGAAAAAATTAGTAGCAATACTGATTATGTGTTTGACAATATCTTGCACATACAAGCCAATCGTAGACCACAGAGGAAATAAAGGTGAAGAAGTTGCTTATAGATACAATGATGATTTGCAGACTTGTAAAGCTATTGGCAAAGAAAATACTAACTCCATTGTTGAAAGTGTTAAGGTCGGATATAATTGGTATATTAGACCTCAACTATTATGGTTGCCTGATAAGATGGAATATTCTTATAAAGGAATTGTAAATAAATGTTTAATTCAACGAGGACATAGTATATTATAATTAAATAAATAAGGAGAAACTTAAATGTCTAATTTACTATATAAAAAATTATTGTTAATTACTCATAGAGTAAAATCAATAAAACAAGATAAGACAAAAGGCATTCCATACAAAATCACTTCTTGGAATGCGGTTCATGATGTTATTAAAAAGGAATTATTTGCAGAAAGACTTATAATTATTCCTTCTGTCATAGAACATACAAAAGAAGGTAATCTTACGATTGTAAAAATGTCTGCTAAGATTATTGATACCGAAACCAATGACTCTCTTGTTGTTGGTGATTATGTAGGTTATGGAATTGATACAAGTGACAAAGGTGTCGGCAAAGCAATTACATACGCATACAAATATCTATTAATGAAATTATTTATGTTGGAAGTAGGTACTGATGAAGATTCAGAATACTCAAACCCACCTGCAAATAATACACAACAATCCACAGGAGGATTATAATATGGCTACATGGCTAAATTTATTTAAACAAGAACAAGACGGCAATAAACCTTTATACTCAAATAATAAAGTAACATTTGAGGAAGAGATAGTTCTAAAAGCAGATACACCTTATCAAGTTGCTTTATGGAAAAAAACTGAAACTTCAACAGGAAAAAAAGTAGATATGGTTTCTATTAAAATAGAAGAAAATACTTTTACTACTGAAGTTAAAGAAGAGCCTGTTGAAGAAACAGAAACTGTTACTACACCAAAAAACCGAGATGACATTCCTTTCTAAAAAAAGAAAAATCATTAAGGATAAGAAGTACATGGCTTGGGTGTGTGATACGCACCCTTGCTTTGTATGTGATTTACAAGGTCGATTAAATTTTCATCAAATACAATTCCACCATTTACAAGGAATCCATAGAATTGGGGCAATGTTAAGAGATGATAGCACAGGAGTACCTTTATGTTTTCCTTGCCATCAAGAACTTACATTTAAAAATGGAGAAAGAAAATTTTGGGAAAAAATTGGAATTGACCCTTTAAATTATGCACAAGAATTATATAATGAATATCAGGAGAGAACTAATGACACAAAATAAAGAAATAATAAGATACTTAACTAAGGGAAATAAAATAACACCAATCGAAGCACTTAACAGATTTGGTTGCTTTAGATTATCAGCTAGAATATTAGATTTAAGAAAATTAGGATTTGATATTAAGACTGAATATGTAACTAAAGGCAAAAAAACATACGCAGAGTATTCTCTTGGTGGTGTAAATGCCTAGAGTCACAAAAAAACAAGCACTCATTGCTAGTAAAAAGTTTAAATCAAAAAGAAGATATAAATCAAAATTAGAAACATTACTTAAAGATATAAATAATAATCCTGCATTTATTGAAATTATTTGTGATGCTTTAATTTTATCGTATGAAATGTTAAGTAGTCAAAGAAGTCGAAATGCAGAAATA